CTCATTACTTCCAGACTTGTATCATACTTAGTTACTCCTATTTCAACTTGAACTTCTTCGTGTTGATGATTAGAAGGGTTTTTCAACAATACATTTTCTGTTCCAGTATACCCAATAGTAAGTAATGCTTTAATTAGAAAATCTTTATCCTTCAGTTTCGTTTTGATGTTGGTGAAGTGAGACATTTTGTTTTTGATAATATTCTGGTTTTAGTTCTCTAGACTTAACATTACCTAGAGTATCTTCTATTTCTTTTGTAATATCTATACAAGTATTATTTGTTACTCCTTGAACTTCCTCAGTGACATTTCCATCTTGATCTATATGAAAAATAATTCTTGGCATTTCAAATTTCCTCAAGTATTGTTTTGGTATGATTCCAATCCTTTACGTGATATGTATAACCACCCCACTCTTTTACTGCTTTTGCTAAAGGGTAATCATTCTGACCTTCACTCATCATGTCACCAAAGAAATGTAGTTCATCATTTGGATTAAAGTCTCTCAATATTTGACTCTTATCACCATTAGATATATCAAGACCAGTTTGACCACCTATTTGAACATTAAGTTCTGGAAATTGATTCTTCAATCTATCCGCAATGTCTTTTCTTTCTCCAGTATTTCTATCCCATTTTACATACTCTTCTCTACTTGAAAGATCAACACCAGTTCCTCTCCCTAAAATACTAAAGTTAATTCCACCAGGTCTATACTCAATATGCAATCCATTACGAATAGGAAACTGACTATAATCCAATTCATCTTGTAAGAATTTCTCTACATTGTCAGGCAACTCCCAACTAGATCGATAAACATTTGCATCTCTTTTATAAGCATCAGCACCAGAACAGTTATAAACTTTCTCTGCTCTATAACAAATATCAAGACCCACTTGTTCAATAGTTTTTTGCCTATCACTACCAGTAACAAGGTAGACTGGATGTTTACAGCAAAATACAATCATAAATGCTTGAAAAGAAGCATCAATTGGTTGACGACTAAGTGTTAGTGTACCATCAATATCAAATATAAATTTTTTCAATTATTCTTCAACTTTTTTCTTTTTACTTCCAATATTATACTTTGTTTCTAGAATCCAGTCACCTTTATCTTTATATGCTAACACTTTGATTTGATTTAAAGGTGCAATATCTTTAATCTTTAATCCATCAACTATACCAATTAATCCCCAATCAACTAATAATTGAACAATACGATTACGTCTTTGAATATCATTCTGTGTTAGATTCGCATGTTTACCATCTAACGCAAATAATTCCTTAAAGTGTACTAAAAAATATCTACCTTGCTTATGCAGAATATGACAAGATTGATAAATTTTTTTCTCTTTACGGGATGCCACACCAATTCTTGTAAGTGTCTCACGAACCTTCAGAAAATCATCTGGTTCATTTAAAAGCACTTCCACCATTTGGTCTGGTGACCATTTCACCTCAGGTTCTTGAACAAAAGTCATGTTCCTCCAATCTCAAATTTAGATTTTATAAAATCAAGTTGTTCCTTTGATAAGATTTTCAATGCTTGCTTTGCTTTTTCATTACTATAACCATAATAACGTTTAACATTATCAAGATTATTAATTAAATCCTTACGAATCCAAGGAGAAAATCTTTTCTTAGTTCTCAGTGTATTTATAAAAAAGTCATATTGCATTTTCTTTGGAAGAAAATGATATTTATTCATCTCATTTGCAAACATAATTGCATCAAGATGACCAGAGAAACAACGATTGATAATATAAGGTGGATAACTCTTTTCAACTGATGGATCTTCATCAATCAAGTTTTTCTTTGTTTGGTTGATTGAATTTAACCAATCTTTTAATTCAGTCAACTTCTGCCTCCATACTTCGATTTACAATTATGATTCGATTATTTTTATAATCTGGAACAAATTCTAGATAGTCATCGATATCCCAACACAACTCTTCATAGAGAGTATTAAGTCTATCCATATCTTCCCAAAGATCATTTGGTTCTTGTTTCATTTGACTAAACCCTCTGTTTTTAACTTACTATAATTATAACACCCATCAAAACTAAATTTTATTTTGGGTTGTTTGTTATAATTCAATAACAATAATTCTTTCCTTTGTTGCTGTTCACGCATATATTCTCCAACTGATCTCATGGTATAAGTATGATCAAATTCAACTGCATTCCAATTATTAAATCTGTCCTTGATGAGTTGACTTGAATTATAACTCACCATCATATCAATCTGATGTTTGTCGCAATCTTTTGCAAATTGATCATGATCAAATCCCTTATGCATTGATCCTTTCTTACCATACAAATTATCTTTAATATCATATGGTGGATCTAGATACATAAAAATACCATCATGAATATCATTCGCCATTAAGTATTCATAAGAATATCCATTAATATACCAACCAGAAATTAGATTGGAATACTCAGGTAGTTTCTCAATCCCCCTTAATGAGAAGTTAGAATCTGATGCCTGTTTTGAAAATGATGAACTCTCAGTCAAACCACTAAAAGAACATTTGTTTACAATATAAAAAGCACAAGCTCTTTCTAAGGAATCAAACTTTTGGTCATTGATTCTTTCCTTTGATTCTAAAAATAATTCTCTTGCCGAGTCTGGATTTGGATGTGTTGATTTATAGTCTGTTAATCGATTGGATAATTCTGTCCCAAACTGTTGAAGTTGTATCCAGAAATTGATAAGTGGTTCATACAAATCATTTACTGTAATTTTTAAATGAGGATACTTCTTTGATATATGAAGTGCAACACTCCCACCACCAAGAAATGGTTCTCTAAACTCAGTATAATCTTTGAGATCTGGAAAGTGTTGATCCATTTTTGTGCAAGCACGAGACTTCCCACCAGGATATCTAAGTGGTGTTTTGAGAGATTTAGTAGAGAAACCCATCTTTTCTACCTTCTCTAATTTGATCAAATTCCATTCTAACCATAATAACTTCAGCAAGATCTTTTACTTCTTGTGACATCAAACGATATCCATTACCGACATAAATTTGTCCTGCCATTACAGCGATAGTACAAGCACCCCAGAAAAGATAGTACTTATTTGATTTGACTTGATGTTTTAGTTTTGACATGTTTTTCATTTAAATTCACACTCCACCATAATTTCAGTTAATGCTGCCAAGAGATTTATTTCTTGATCTGCTACGAAGGCAATTTGATACTGATAACGAGCAATAATGAGCACAGCAGCAGGAATGCTAGAGTTTTTAAGGGTACCATAAAGAGCATCGTACACACGACGCAGAAGTACAGCAGGATCATTATCCAAGTTATCGACCGTCCATTTACGTACCGCCGAAAAGTTTTTCTCTTTGAGATTCTTTGTAAGTTCATCTATTGATACATTTGAAAATGTGACGAGTATGCCACTGTCTATTTTACCACTAATTGAATATCTCTGACATTCATTTAAAACTCTTCTCCAATCTGGAAAATGTTTATTAATTAATTCAGCAATAACTTTTTTATCGCTCTCAATCTTTTCTGTTTCAAGAATATGATTAATTCTAGAAAAGAATTGTGCTGCTATTGCCGGTTTATCCTTTTTACTAACATTGAAGTCAACAACACTGCACCTACTATGGAGAGGTTCGATAATTTTATTTTTGTAATTGCAGGTGAAAATAAACCTGCAGTTTCCGGAGAACTCCTCAATAGACGCTCTGAGAAGGAGTTGTACGTCGGAAGTGGTATTGTCTGCTTCGTCAATGATGATGACTTTATGTTTCGACTCGCTTGTAAGAGAGACGGTAGATGCGAAGTTCTTTGCGTTCGTCCGAACAGTGTCAAGAAAACGTCCTTCATCCGATCCATTAATGACATAGAAATCTGCTCCTAATTCATTACATAATGCTTTTGCAACTGTGGTCTTACCTATGCCTGGTGGACCTGACAATAGCATATTTGGTATTTCACCTGCATTTAGAAAATCCTGAAAAGTCTTTTTAATACTATCAGGTAAAATACATTCATCAATTGTTTTGGGTCTGTATTTTTCAACCCATATAAAATCACTCATTTAAAACCTTTTTTAAGTTTTGGTTTGTCAATAACCTCAATAACTGGTGATACAAACTGTCGTTTATTCCACCAACACTCTACGACTTCCTGCCAAGATTGTACCACAAAAGATTTATCTTGGCAAACTATCTTATAGTAATGTCTGTCATATGGTTTATTACTTGTTTGCGAAAAGTATCTTGGATCATTTTTTTCAATTAATTTTGTCATTTCTTTCATCTAAAACTTCATTAATAAGATCCTTTAATTCAATCTTAAGTGCATCCGATATAAGACTAAGTTTATTCACCTTTAAAGATGGTATAGCATCATGTTGTTCTTTAATGCTTCTTCCCTCACCTTTACCATCTCCATATGACATTCCTTGAGTATTAATCGTCATGATCATCCCAAGGATCAGTAAGATTTTTATTAGCAAAGAATCCTTTATAAACACCATACCCTGCCAACAAAACAGTAATAACTGCAATTGATATACCAAAGGTATAATCAGGATTAAATGTGAAATGTGGTATTAACGTGGCATTACACTTGG